CACAAGCGCAACACAATTATTTGGTGGTGGAACTGTTACCCAATCAGGCGGTAACTTCATTCACACATTCACATCTTCTGGCGCACTTAGCCCTTTGTCATCTGTAACAGCAAGTTACTTGGTTGTTGCGGGTGGCGGTGGCGGTAATGGTGCGGTCAATGACTTCACACTTGCGGGTGGCGGGGGCGCAGGAGGATTGTTAACTGGCTCTGGCTTAACAATTGACACTAACTCCATTTACGTTGTAACTGTTGGCGCAGGTGGGCCGGGGATGACCTATTTGCAAGCTGGTTCCGTTGGTAACGGCATCAATTCTTCATTCAGCGGCGTTTCTACTGCCGCTGTAGGCGGTGGTGGTGGTGCTTCATTTGCGACTGTAGCTGGTAATGGTGGTAGTGGCGGTGGAGCAGGTGCTGATTTTCCTACAGGCGGCACAGGCACATCAGGCCAAGGAAATAATGGTGGCACAGCCACAATTTTTGCTAGTAAGGGCGCTGGCGGTGGTGGCGGTGCTAGCGCTGTGGGTGGTAATGGAGCCGTAAATACGGGCGGTGCTGGCGGCGCTGGTACATCGTCAAGCATTTCTGGTTCAAGCGTTCCCTATGCTGGTGGCGGTGGTGGTGCGGGTGCTTCTACTGGCGGTGCGGGTGGCGCTGGCGGCGGTGGTGCGGGTGTTGCCTACAACAATAACGGTGGTACTGGTACGGCTTTTACTGGAGGCGGCGGCGGTGGTGCAGCCCGCAATAATTCTGCTGGACAACAAACAGGCGGCGCAGGTGGCTCTGGCGTAGTCATCATCTCTTACGCTGGCTCACAAGTATTTACTGGCGGCACAGTCACATCAAGTGGCGGCAACACTATTCACACATTTAATTCTAGCGGTTCTTTAGCTGGTGCAACCCCATCTGTAACTTATTTAGTTGTTGCTGGCGGTGGCGGTGCGGCTGGTACTGGTGGTGGAAGTGCTGGTGGCGGCGGCGGCGGCGGTGCTGGTGGCTATTTGACTAGCACATTGTCTGTATCTGGTGGAACTTCATACACAGTAACTATTGGCGGCGGCGGCCCTGCGGGTGGAGCAAGTCTAAATGGAAGTCAAGGCGTAAATTCTGTTTTTTCTTCTATAACGAGCACAGGCGGTGGGGGTGGTGGCGCTGGCACAAGTGGCGCTGGTGGTAATGGCGGCTCTGGCGGTGGCGGTAATGGCTCAAATTCTGCCTCTACTCTTGTTGGCGGCACTGCTACTTCTGGTCAAGGATTTAATGGCGGCAACGGCTCTACAAATAATGATGAAGGCGGCGGCGGCGGCGGCGCTAGTGCGGTTGGAACTGCGGGAGTGGCAGCAACAAGCAGGGGCAACGGTGGTGCGGGTAGCGCAAGCAGCATAAGTGGATCAAGCGTTCCTCGCGGTGGTGGTGGTGGCGGTGGCGGAAATAATACTGCTGTAGGCGGAACTGGTGGAACTGGTGGCGGAGGGTCAAGCCCCGGCTCACAAGGAGTTGGCAATCCGGGTACTCCAAACACTGGCGGTGGTGGCGCTGGTGGATACGCTGTTTCTGTCAATCAAGCTGGTGGTGCTGGCGGTTCAGGCGTTGTGATTATTTCCTACCCAACTACATACAGGCAAGCAATAGCAACAACTGGCTCTCCATCATTTACAACAAGTGGCGGCAACAACATCTACACATTCAATTCATCTGGAACAATTACTTTTTAAGGAAGAACAATGTCACACTTTGCAAAAGTAGAAAACGGGATAGTAGTCAACGTCATCGTTGCTGAGCAAGATGTCATTGACTCTGGCATCTTTGGTCATGGATGGGTTCAAACCTCATACAACACGCATGGCGGTCAACACCCAGAAGGACGACCATTGCGTAAGAACTACGCTGGTATTGGGTACGCCTATGACGAGCAAAGGGATGCGTTTATACCGCCACAACCGTATCCATCTTGGATTATGAGCGAGGAAACTTGTCTTTGGTCTGCGCCTACTCCAATGCCTACTGATGACAAGCGTTATTCTTGGGATGAGCCTACATTGGCATGGATTGAGGGGCAGTTATGACACCAGTTGAAGCGCGGCTTGATACGCACGAACAGGTGTGCGAGTTTCGCTACGACAGTATCAACGCTCGACTTAAACGCATTGAGCATATTTTGATCGGCAGTTGCGCCGCAATCATTAGCATGTTATTGGCGTTGGTGCTGAAGCTGTGATGCATCATGCCGCTCACCATTGCACTGGCCGCTGTAGCCTTGGTGAAAAACATCCGAGAAGGGTGCGAGCTTTACAAGCAGGCAAAAGAATCTTTTGTCGAGATAAAGGAAACGTATGACCAAGCTGCTTCCATTGCTCAAGAGGTACACGGGTTCCTTGGCCCAATCATTGCATTTTTCAAGGGAAAAAGTAAGCCTGCAAAGCCACCTCCTGTGGCTGCACGTTCAAAGAATAACTCTAAGTACGTCGCTATTAGTGAGACAAAAATCAAAGCAGATATTGTCAAAAGTATCAGCGAGTTTTTCACGCTTCAAGAAAAGCTAGCGGCCAAGATCAGACTTGAGGAGGAGCAGAGCAAGACAGTCTACGACCCAGAGCAGAACCACAACATTGCGGCCATGAACAGAGTGCTGGCGCTGCAACAAATGTCTGAGCTGGAGATTGAGATCCGAGAGATCATGGTGTACCAGACCCCCGGTATGGGTGCCCTGTACAGCGAGGTCTTCAAGATGAGAGAAGTCATCGCAGAGGAACAGGAAAAAGCTAGGCTGGCACAGGACGCAAAGAAGAGGCAAGAAGCATGGCGACAACACCAGCGAAAAGGAAAGTTGCAAGTGCGAATCGCAGTGCTACTGGCGGCTCTGTTTCTAGTTGGATACCTCCACCTATGGCTACAAATTCTTCGGATCAAGAGCACGACGACACAGCCTTTCTAGTTGTAATCATTTTGCTGGTGGTGCTCTTGCTGGGCTTGGCTCCTGTGGTGGTTGACATGTACTTAGAAACCAAGACAGCGCTTGCTGAATTGAAGGATGAAAAGAAAAGCCTGCAACGAATGCGGAGAGAGTTTGAACAGCAACAAAGGAAAGGAAACAAAGATGACTAAGCAGCTAGAAAAGAATTCAACATACGCAGCGTTTGACGCAGACGGCGACGGCGTTGTCACTGACGACGAGCTGGCCAAGAGCGAGCGGATCATGCAGATAGAGAACATGGACAAGCTGGCCGACCAGCAGCGCGTCATGGCATGGGTTGCCATGGGACTGCCGTTTGTGACCATCATGTTCTTGTGTGCTCCATACATAACTGACGCACGGGTTCAGATTGTGATGGGCTTGGCCACGACCTTTGCCGCAGCGATGGGCACCATCGTGGTCGCGTTTATGGCAGCCACTGCCTACATCCGAGGAAAGATGAGCGATGCTTAAGCTAGCTATTGCTGCGGTCATGCTGGCTGCTGCCTTTGCCTCTGGCTTTGCTGTGCAGGGCTGGCGCAAGGATGCGCAGATCGCAGAGATTGAGGCAGCCAACTCGGCTGCTGTGGCCGCTGCCACTGCGCAGGCCATGGAAGACACAACCCAGATGCAAAGGAAGAAAGATGCTGCACTACAACAGGCAACCAAACGTGCGCAAGAGAATGCTGCCGCTGCTGCTGCTATTCGCGTTGAGCGCGACGGGCTGCGCAACCAGATCAACACCGCCACCAGCGCTTTGCCCACAGCTACCTGCGGCTCCGCAAGAAGCTACGCCGCCACCGCCGCAGACGTATTCGAACAGTGTGCTACAGCTCTTGAAGAGCTGGCGGCAAAAGCTGATGGACACGCCTCTGACGCAAGAACCCTGACAAATGCTTGGCCAACAACTGAAAGGAAACCATGAACCTGACCGCAAATTTTTCCCTGCATGAACTGACCAAGTCAGAGACTGCCCTACGCATGGGCTTTGACAACACGCCCGGTGAAGCCGAAACTGAAGCCCTGCGCTTACTGTGCGAAAAGGTTTTGCAGCCGGTGCGCGACCACTACGGCAAAGGCGTAAAAGTCAATTCAGCTTTCCGTAGTACAGAATCCAACAGTGCCGTTGGGGGATCAAAAACAAGTGACCATTGCAAGGGCATGGCAGCCGACATTGAGATACCCGGCGTGGCCAATGCAGAGCTGGCGCAGTGGATCATGGACAACCTTGACTACACACAGCTCATCCTTGAGTTCTACACACCCGGCATTCCAGACAGCGGCTGGGTGCATGTGTCATACGACCCAGCCAACCTCAAGAATCAAGAGCTGACAGCCACCAAGGTAGCAGGCAAGACAACCTACCTGCCGGGCTTGGTGGCTTGATTACTGAGCTGCGCCAAGCGCTTTGATGCGCAGGGTGTAGTTGGCTGTGTGCCTAATCCGCTTGACTTGGTCAATGCGTCCGATGGTGTCTTCGTTGGCCAAGCGTAGTTCTTTCAAAGCGGTCATGCGCTCACGCGCAGGCCGCTTGCCAGCTCTGGCCGTCTTGTCTGCCAGATCTTCGTAGGCATCTTGCCACTCATCCAACTGTTGATGCAATGAGAATGGCTCCTCTTTGCCGGGCACCAGCAAAGCAAAGCCAACGGGCTGGACGCTGTCATCAGGTGGCTGCGCAATCTCGGCCAGCTCTGGCTTAACCCTGTCAACCAGCTCAGCGTCAATGATGTCTGGCTCGCTGGCCACAACTGGGATGGCCACAGGCTCAGGCTTGGTTACCATGTCCAGCGGGTTGCGCGGCGGTGTGATGTCCTTGGCTGGCCGTGGCTTAGCCTCTTCGGGGTAGTCGTCTGCTTCTTCAGCGCTAATCAAGCCTCTTAAAACATCTGGGAAACAGTCCCTCAACGCAAAACCCCTTGCCCTCATCTGGAGCATGCGGTTTGGGTACTGAGTCCACGGGCCTTGCTTACCCCAAAGATTTGCTTTCACAGCATCTTTAACTGAAAACCTAGCAGTCACAGGCTTGCGGCCTTTGCGTGTTGCAATGCATACAGCTACAGCGTCAGATGTTCCTTCCTTTTCAAGATATTCTTCAATATTTTCGCAAACAGAGCTGGCCTGCACCAGCGCCATCATTGCATCGCCGTAGACCGAAGGCTTGCCATTGATCACCGTAATGTTTTGCAGGGCTTGCATGGGTGCCAACCCAAGCTCCATACCCCATTGCACACAAACCAAGATGTCGCCCGGCTTACCTCGGTAATCCTTGGGCACCATGTTGCTGTTAGCCAACATCTCGCTGAACGTGATGGCCTCGGTAAGGTTTGTCGGAGCAAAACTGCTCCGGATAGTTGTGGCTAGCTGCATCACTCTTCACCTTCCAAATTTGCGCGCAAGGTTTCAAAAACAAGTGTGGCAATAGATTCAACAATTTTTCCAGCTTGGTCAATGCTCAAGTCTGGCATGGCTTCAAGGATTGCGACAGTTGCTATGGCGTGTGCGTTCTGCACTGCTTGCTGTTTAGTCATTTGACTGTCTCCTTGATTGTTAAATTTGATTGACGAATTGAATATGCTTCTTTGGCTGGTACTACCTTCTCTGGCTGGCTTTTGTAGGATCGGACTGGCCATTTAATAATAAAGTTGCCAACCTTTGCCGTAGTAAATACCCCAATAAGGTCTTTTAGGCTTTGTTCATCAGCTGCAATTTCTTGTTCTGTTATTTTAAGAGTGACCTTTGCGTCTGTGATGCGCTGCGCAAGCTCTAAGGCTTCGCCGTCCAGCTCAATGACTTCTTCTTCAGCAGGATAAATGCCGCGACTCTCTGACCAGCGCTCGCCCTCTTGAGGTGGGTAGTACTCAACAGACCCAGTCTCTTTCCAGTTCTTAAGCCGCATCTGGAAATCAATCGTGACATCACGAATTCGATTAAGAGTGCCTTGGTGCGGCGCAAACAGGAACAGACGCAGCTGGGTGCCACGGTACAGGGTGGCCAAGCAACCCCACTTGGCTTTTACAATGTCCATCTGAGCTTGCAGCTGGATGGGGCCGCGCCACAGTGGTGGAATGTCCTCGGCATCCATGCCTGTCAGCTTGGCCTCAATCACGCCCATGCCGTCAAGCTGGATTGAGTCTTGGCCAATGACGTAGATGCCTGCCTCGGTGTCGGTGGTGACCTTTTGGCCAAGGCTGTAGGCTGACCCATCCAGACTGCAACACAAGGGCAGCTCATCATGAAAGAAGGCTTTATCGTGATCAGTGACCAAGTCAATTAGCTGCAAGCGCTTGGCAGCTTCAGCCAGGATAACGGGCTCTAGGGTATTTCCCCATGCCATGCTTTCGTTGCCAATGTCGGGGCGCTCCAAG